GGTCAGGTTGGTACCAGATGCCTTTATGACATATAAAGGATATCTATATCACTCCAGCGATCCTAAAGTTTTTGAACACAGTGATCCCGAGCCACTTTACACTAAACAAGAATTAGTAAAGTTTGCCGAGTTGATTGTGAGGGAATGTGCTGGTATTGCCTCTGAATATGACGCACCAAAAATGAGTGGTCCAGGTATGATTATTGCCAACAGGATTGAATCACATTTTGGAGTTGAAGAATGAAAGCCGTATATACTGTATCCGATTGGCCTGAATCACCAGAAGAAGAAATCCTGGTGACTTACGTCAGAAAAGACGAGACTGAATCCGAAGCTATTATTAGAGCTAAGGAAATATTTGGATCTAGATACGGCTTCTATATTAAAGAACAGGACTAAATGTGAACGCACGAATGAAAATTCAATTTGATAAAGACACCATGCCTGACGATCTGTATAATACACTGCTGCAACATTTTGTTAATCAAGCAGTTGGTCTAGGCGTCGAAGTTGACAAATTTACTCAGTTTAACAACTGGATAATAGAGTGTGAAGTTACTAACAAAGAAAAGCGAGTATGGCAATGAACGAACGAATTCGACAACTTGCTGAACAAGCTGGCATTGTGATGCCCAAAGATTCAGAATATAATGGTCATGTCTATAGAAATAGTATTGAAAGGTTCGCCAGGTTGATTGCGCAGGAATGTATTGGTTTAGCTGAAATATGTAGGTGTATAGATGGCTCGAGAGACCCAGAGCCATACACTCAAGGGGTACACGATGCTATTCATATCACTGTGCAAAGAATTGAAGCTGAATTTGGAGTCGAGGCGTGATTCCACCAGTTACTGTTTACAAGAACATTGTACCGGAGTCAGTGAGAACTGACCTTTGCACATGGTTTGAAGAACCTGATGACCTGGTAGATTCCAGACCAGATTGTGTAAGCAAATCACCCAAGTGGAACAGTGGGGACTGGCCGCAACATCTACTAGAACCAGTGATAAAGAACCTGCACACGGAAGCCTATGAAGTTGAAATGACATTGTTTTTCAACAACATCCATAGTAGATTTATGGTACATGTGGACAGTGGACTAGGTAAAGCTCATCAAAGCATTTACCAGGCCATGATTATTCCACTAGCTGTGGCAGGAGATGTAGGTACTGTTTTTTTTAAAAACTACTGGACAGACAAATGTAGCAAGTTTACCAAAAAACCGTCTCAAGAATCCTACATGTATCAATCCAACGGAGATCTCAAAAATCAAACAGTGTCGGATTACCGTGACATTCAAGGCTATTCTGGTCGACCTTTTAATCAGGATGTCTATAATAGATACTTGCAGCATCTAGATATTGAGGATCTAGAAGGACTTGAATTTGATTGCTATGTACCCTGGGTGCCCGGTGATGTAATTGTGTTTCCTAGAGAACAACTGCATGCCGCAAGCTCGGGCGTATTACCCAAACTAGGTGTTTCTGTTTTTACCAATAGAATACAATGAGCTCAGACACTATTGCATTGATGTGGGACTGCCGGGGACTAGAGTCCGCAGTAAACGTTTCTGATATATCAAAAAAACGTACCTGGGCAGTTCTCAAAGGCGAGGATTCACAAAAGCTTCCAATGCCGCCCAACTTGCTGCATTGGAAATTGCGAGCTCAGTTTAATCCTCAACGCAATTATGAAATTTATATTGTCACACTAGACGATGGGGTCACAGTTCAAGACATTGTACAGGCATTTGAAGATAATCCACAACACATGGCAGAAACTGTACGCCGCATAGGACATAGAGTATATGGTAGCCCAATGGATCTAGACCAAGTTAGGATCAGATAATGCAAGCAAGACCTATCACAGGAGAGCCTGGCACCAAACAACAACAAGCTATTGATGGTCCTTACGGGCCACCCATGCAAAAGTTTGTCTGCCAAGGTTGTGCTAGAACGTTGTTTGACACAGGCTTGTATTTTCACGGTGTGTGTTCTACCAGATGTATATGGTGTAGTAAATTCCCTAAATCAAATGGACGTAAGGAGAATTAATATGGGATTGGACATGTATGCTTATGTGGCAGCTGAACCCGCTAGTCACTGGACCGATAATCACAACTCACGTGAAATTGCCTACTGGCGCAAGCATCCTAACCTACATGGTTGGATGGAAAAACTATGGCGCAGTAAAAACACTGATCCTGCCCAGGATCCTGGGTTCAACGGGGTTGAGCTAGAGCTCACATGGCAAGATCTTGAGCAGTTGGAACATGACATTAAGTCAGGAGAATTACCTGACACCGTGGGATTCTTTTTTGGTACTGATGCTGACGACTATTATCGTGAGCAGGATCTAGAGTTCGTGCGCAAAGCTCGAACCGAGCTGTTCATGGGACTGCGTGTATTTTATAACTCGAGTTGGTAAATCATGATTGCACTGTTTGGTGATAGCTGGGCACGACAAGCGTACAAACATACGCCTTTTGATATTGACCTAACCATTGATGTTGACCAATATTATAGACATTGGCAATTGCCTGTAAATGTTGAACTAGAAACAAACACATGGTTGCATCACTTTTTTGAGAATACCAACAGTATTAATCAAGCTCAGTTTGGCAATACACTAGAGTGGATCCTACAAGACATGTGGCACTCTGAAAACATCATGCGCACCACGGACACTGTGCAATGTGTGGTATTTCAGACTGATCCGTTGAGAATTTTTGCACCAAGATCTAACTATCTTAATCGTGACCTCGTGATGGGGAACTTTATAAACTGGTGCACTGACAACCTTTTTGACTGGCAAGAGCAAGACCTAGATCATCTTGTGCGCAAGATGTATAGAAGATGGTATGAAAAACTAGAGATCTATCAACAGCGCACTGGCCGCCGAGTGTATTTGGTAGGCGGAGTAAGCAAAGTCCATGACTGTGTAAAAGATTTTGATATCACAGTTTTGATACCCAGTATCACTGAACATTTTGGACTCACACAGGACACTGTGTTTGAAAATCGAGCCAGTCTCAATGCTTTTGTGGATTTCTGGTGTCGTGCTATCCAGCGGAGCAACCCTGCACATACTTGGCGACTCAAGGAACAATGGCATGAATTTGACTTAGCAGTAGAAGCAAAAGAAAAACATTGGATTGATAATCCTCAATGGTTCGCTGGGCGTCACATGACCAGCGAAGCAATGGAAAAAGTAGGTCAATTAATTGAACAAAAGGTAGTTGTTTAACAGCAAGGAGTGTATAATGAAAAATCTCGTAATAGGATTTGTTCTAGGACTGGTAGTGGCCACAGTGGGATTCGCTGGTGTGGCACGGATATTGGATCAAGGTGTAGACAAGATTAAAACACAAAGTAAGGAGTTAGCTCAATGACAACTGATAATTTTGACCTAGAACAAGACATACTAAGATGTTGGAGTTTAACCGATGATCTTGGTGAAACCTTAGATGATATGGAAAATGACCGTCTTGATATGGAAAAAGCCATTACTGTGCTTCGGGCATTTCAAGCAGTCTATGAACACAAGTTTGATCGCTGTTTCCGCACTTTTGAAGCAGTATCGCAGCAAAATCGCGACCTTATGGCGCGATTACGGGATTTGGAATATTCAAGTAACATCCAGCAGATTCTGGCAAAATCTTGAGTTTCCAAACAGCAAAAAAAGGTTGACCAATAAATCTCTTTTTGCTACAATATAGGTATGCTGAGAGATTGGCATACACTTCAAACAACTTTATGGCTCAACAGAAAGGCAACATTATGGCAACCGAAAAACTTTTTACTGTAGCAGGTACCGCAACTAATCCAGATGGTACTGTCAAGGCACGTTTTGCTAATGACTTGGTGGCACGTATCAAAATCCTAAACAAAGCAGGCTGTACTGATATCAATTTGATGGAGCTTCCACGCCCCATGACCAAGCTTGAAGCACTGCAACATCTGCAGGGTCTAGGAATCACTGAAGGTGATGCAGGCTATGTGGTTGCAAACAAGATAGCTGAAAAGAGTCGTGCGGGTCGCAAGGACGAGGTCAGCGTGACTCTTAAAACCGGTGGCAAGGTCACCGCAAAAAGCAAACAGAAAGACATGGCCTAAGCCGGTCCTAGTTTGACAAAAGGCCCGCAAGGGCCTTTTTGTTTGGCTGTAAAATCAATCACTAAGTAATTGCATGTTAAGTGATCCAACAGAACAGCAGTATGTGGACACATACCAAGATCACGATCCTCCCCACCAATACAAAAGTTTTGTGTTTTTTGAAAACCTAGCACGACGTCTGGTACCCGACTCGGGTATCAAGATACAGCTGGGAGTGGGTTGGGGTCATACTCTTATGGCCATGAATCAACACTGGGGCATGGATCGTGTGATGGGCATTGATATTATTAATCGTACCATGATGCCCAATGTATGGTGTATTGATGCTGAACATCTAACCACAGTAATTCCTGCTACCTACATTGAAAATGACATTGGGCGTACATTCACAGATGCCGGACGCAGAGCACGCTGGTATGCTGCTCAATGGGGTGTGAGGTGTCTGCAGCCAGGTGGAGTGATGATTACCAGCCACGATCGGTTGTTGGGCTACCCCATGGTGGCCTATGCCCAAACACAAGGCTGTCAAGTACAGGATCTCACACAGTTTGATCATGAGCCTTGGGCACAGCATCTCAACACTCAAACGCCCTGGCACACTGAGAATTGGCTGTTAATACGTAGAATCTAAATAAATATTTCCATGCTAGACGATATTCTAGAAACTAAATTGAAAATTGCCATGCATCAGGTGCTGCTGGTATTACACGACAACGGCATCAAAGAAGTATCCGCAGGTGCTTTGATGCGATTATTTGGTGTATCTAATGCCTCAGCTGAAAACTGGGACGACACTGTTTTTACACTAGATGACAGCGTACAAGATCTTGATGCACTCATGGGCAATCAGTCGTCATCACACCAACTGCATTGACCTACACAACCACTGAAGCTCTGTATCTTGTAATATATCGCGACTCGGCTGCGGAACGCAAGCTGCGCGAATGGGCTAAATCATCCACTCACAATGCGTATTCAGTGGATGGTAACAAAATGAAGATTTTTGATCGTTATACTTACGATAGGTTCTGCACCACTTGGACCAATGGCTGGGAAGAAGTAGTTATCTGGGACGTTTGGAACCGACGTCACGTATACTTCTAAACACCAATTTGCTTGACATCAGGCCGTCAAAGCCTATACAATTTTACATTACTTAAAGGAGAACCACATGGAAGAAAGTAACCACGATATTATCAAACGAGCATTTGATACCTATATTGAAGAAAACACAAAGTTCACTGAAAAGAAAGTCAAGGCCAGTGCTGCCCGAGCTCGCAAGGCCCTGCAGGAACTTACCAAGGCCATCAAAGAACGTCGTAAGGAAATCACTGCTGAGAAAGAAGCTTTGGCAAAATAATGAGCAATCTTTCAGATACGCAGATTCATTGGGACAATAAGACCTTTGAATACAGCCTGACCAAATACAATTGGCCTGACTGGGCTTTGGGTGTTATACAAGAAGTAGCACCCCAGGTCAAAGAACTTGAAACCTTGCACGAAGTATTAGATGCTGCTGAAATTCTCAAAGTAGCCAATCATGTACAAAATGCTTGCAGTCGCCAGGACTTTATGGAACGCTTTGATGCATTCGCAGCCGAATGCGTGCCCAGTCGTATTGGCAATCGCCGTTATATGATACAACGTCAAGGCACACTGCGTGTTGTTATACCCAATCAAGAAAGTGTGGGTAGAAGATTGGCTTTCCACCAAGGTATATTTGTGGGCAACGGACGAGGCTGCAGAACTATCTGGACGCCATTTACCGAAGCTCGCGGTACCAATACAATGTGGATGTTGGATCTAGATATCAGTAGAGAAATTACCAAGCAGGTCCTTGCTGAAAAATGGAGTCTAGATAGATTTGAAGACGAATGCCTCAAACATGCCTGGCCAGTGACATTGAAACCAGGACAGAGTCATTTGTTTTTTCAAGAACACTTGCATGGCAACAAAAACAATCAAGAAGGCTACACTCGTGTGAGCATGGACATGCGTATCTTGATCGAAGGCGAGGAGTGGGGACGAAGATTACCAGGCGGGTTCATGCGCCTGCCCGGTGATTATGAAGTAGCAGTTCAGCAAGATTACACTGGGGCACGATTTATCACTTATGCTGGTTGGAACAGTGCGTTCAGCAAACATATACCGTTGCCTATGCAACGAGCTGTGATTGAACCTTACTGTGTGAAAAACAAAATAGCCTACACCAGTTATGAGTTTGAAAATGAACACATGGATTGGCAACCAGGACTTGAATGGTACATACGCGAAAAGCCTGATGGTATTGTGCTTTGTAGCATGTACTGTTTGACCGATGACACCACACGACGCTTGGAATTGCTGAACCTAGCATTGGACCTTGGGGTTGAGCTGCACTTTGCCAATGAACTGGTAAGTTTGAAGTCGCGACATGATCTAGAAAAAATTGAAACCTATTTGAATTTTGCAGTACCAAAATCTGGACCCTATGTATGGGAAGTGTAATAGAATGTATCCAGACAGCGAACAAAGATTTATTAGAACTCTAATTGAAGACCCCAACGATCCTGAGGGTGTAATGATTGAACTTGGCGAAGAACTCTGTGAAAAACTAGGTTGGCGCGAGGGAGACATTGTTGAATGGATAGACAACAAGGATGGAACATGGACACTCAAGAAACAAAGCTAGAAGAACTTCGCCAGGCACTAAACACCTATACAGCGCCTAAAGAGCCACAGGCCAATACATTTTCAACGATGTGGCAAACAGATTCTATATCTTGGCAAGGTATTACAACCATGCAGATTCCATCATTGACCACTAGTCAAATAACCAGTATAGATCTAAGTCAACTCACACAAGGAACGATATTAGGGGGCGGCGGTGGTGGTGGCAGTGGAGGTATTACTTATGGTGGCACTGGCGGCGGCGGCAGTGGTAATCTATCAGCAGGTCATCAACAAGTTTGGACTACAACAGGTGCTACCACAGGTCCTAGCCATAACTGGTCCCAAAACATGAACATAGTTAAGATCAATGCAGAAGATCTTGAGATCAACGGTAAAAGTGTTATGAAAACTCTAGAACGTATTGAAACTCAACTTGGATTGCTGGATTACGACGAGGCCATGGAAAACGACTGGAAAGAACTGCGTGAAGCTGGCAATAAATATCGCCGTGTTAAAAAACGCATAGAAGAAAAACTGCAAACATTTAGCAAACTCAAACAACCAATCAAAAAAGGCTGAACTTTGAAAGCAAAAAAACGCATCAAAATCATTGTTGACTGGATCAAGACCTACGCCGAAAAGCATCATGTAGAGTCGTTGGTTGTGGGAGTATCCGGAGGCATTGATTCAGCAGTGGTATCCACATTGTGCGCACACACCGGAATATCCACCATTGCTGTGAGTATGCCTATTCTTCAAAGCCAACACACTCACAATCTCAGCCTGAAGCATGGTGAATGGTTGAATAACAATTTTGACAACGTTGTTCATTACACTCTTGATCTCACGCCCACTTTCAAACAGTTTGAAACTGACACACTGTTGTTTAACAATGAGCTGGCGTATGCCAACAGTAGATCAAGATTGCGTATGATGACTTTGTATCAGATAGCACAATCAAAATCGGGCATCGTGGTGGGCACAGGAAACCGCGTAGAAGATTTTGGAGTAGGATTTTTCACCAAATACGGTGACGGTGGAGTAGACATCGGCCCTATAGCTGACTGTCTCAAAACCGAAGTCTGGGACATGGGACGCGAACTAGGCGTTTTATGTGAAATTATCGAGGCCGAACCCACTGATGGACTTTGGGCAGATGGCCGCACTGATCGCGATCAAATTGGCATGGACTATGCTGATCTTGAGCGCATGATGGATCTGGACAAACTGTCCAAAAAGAAAATTCGTCAATCAGTTTCCGAATCGGATCAAGCAAAATTGCAGCAGTTTCGCCAGTTACAGCGACGAAATCTGCATAAAATGCGCCCGATTCCGGTGTGCAGATTTGACAAATAATTCAAATCACAGTAATATACTGCTTTAAGTTTTATCTACGTATATCATACTGTATCTGCACCATATATAAAACTACCATGAAAACTTTCAAGGATGCTTATGACTGAGAAAAGCAAGAAACGATCAGGACTGTGGGTATCCCCAAAGGGAGATTTAGATATGGCTACAATTATACGAACCTTACTGTTCGCCTTGGCACTGTTGGTATCATTCAACATTGTTAAGTGGGCAGTTGATATCAAGTACAAGGATATAAATAGCAGCGAGAACCTTCATAGAACTTCGGTTTCTGACATCGATCGCAGGTTGAATTGCATGACCAGAAATGTTTACTATGAAGCCGCGTTTGAACCGGCAGAAGGAAAAATCGCTGTGGCACAGGTAGTAATGAATCGAGCAGCCAGTGGGTTGTTTCCCAACGATGTCTGTCAGGTTATTTCTCAAAAAACTGTATTCCACTCTACTGTAGTTTGTCAATTTAGTTGGCTATGTGATGGAAGTGAGCAGAATCGTCCGATCAATCGTGCGATGTGGGATGAAAGCCGTGAAGCTGCCAAGAAAGTTCTTTTGGAGGGTTTCAGACTACCTAGCCTAAAAAATGCCATGTACTATCATGCCGACTACGTGAATCCACGATGGCCGCACCAACCAATTATCAAAATTGGCAGGCACATCTTTTACAACCCTAAGAAACAGGCGACATGATGAAAATTCTGGACCAACTCAAAACTATCAATTTGCAGTTCAACGCAGAACAGGGCCTACAGTGGTTGCGCGAGCATACACCCCACATAAGTTCCACTGCACTGCAATTGCTCACAGTGATATTGCTACATGCTACTACATTGCCTAGTTTAATCAGCGTAATGATGGCATGGACTGATCGCATGCCAATGCTTGACATGGTAGTATTGGTATGGGCAGGCTTGATAGCAATGTTCTGTCAAAGTTTGGTAGTCCGGAATCATCTTATTGCCATTGTGATATCGGTAGGATTTATGCTGCAAAGCTTGTTTATGGCCATGATCTTTTTCCGATAAACCTAGGTTGACAGGTCACGTTTTTTCAGTTATCATCTTTGCATGGATACATTTTCTCTACCTGTAAAAAATATCATGCGCACTGGCGAATACCAAGATGCGCATGCTTATCGGGTGGCCTGCGATTGCCACAGCAACACACACGATCTTGATGTGTGGATTGAAGTTGCACCAGAGTCGGACTGTGACGATATTACTGTGACTTTTTATAAAGATATCTACGTGCCTTTTTGGAAGTCAGGGTATAACCGACTGCAGGAGGCATGGCGGGTGTTGTTTACTGGCTACGCTACTCGTCAGGGCGATTTTGTTATGGATCGTGCAACTGCCCGGCAACTTTGTGAAACTATTGAGCGTAGTTTGCAAGATCTAGAGCAGAAAAAATCCTCTTGACCAGAAATTCCCTAGCTGCTATAATAACGGTATGATGTACTACTTTGGAGACCGTTTATGAGCATGCATCTTGAAGGTCCTTGGCTTACCACTACAGGCAAGCGCCGCAGCAAACGTCGATATCAAAATGCAGATGCAGCACGTCGAGAACGTGAACTAAAGGCTGAGTGGGATGTGAAGCAGACTGAGTGGGCAAAACTTGCTCCTAATTTTTCTGCTAAACATGTGCCGGCTGATCCCCGTATGCCACGCACAGCATTCAAGCCGCTTAAAGGTTATAGCCTTAATCATAGAGGTCGTGACACTGAGCGTCTGCCCAGTGTTGACACTGGCGTGAAAGGTGCAGTAACCACCAAGGCACCTCAAAAGTACACTGGCACCAAGGTCATGGGCATTGGCACCATGCACAAGAGCAACGCTGTGCCTATATTCAGCGATGATGATGCCAAAGACATTGCACGTATGCGCAGATAATGTACATAGCTCGGATTAACTATAATTACAACGAACGCTGGAACGAAATACTAGCCAGATGTGTGGAAGTATTTGGATTGCCCGGCGATAGATACATGACTTCAGCCAACGTAGACTTCATGGATTTTAAATTTCAAGATGAGCAGGATAGACTGTTGTTCCTAATAGGTTGGCCTGCTTATGTTCCTAAGGATTCAGAATGAAAATTGCATTAACAAGCGATGTGCATTTAGAGTTTGGAGATTATGCTCTTGACAATCCTCACGACGCAGACGTACTAATTCTCAGCGGTGATATATGCCTAGCTGAAGATATTCGTGCTATTGGTAAAACGCCCGGAGGCTGGGACTCCGAAGCCAGCTCAGGATTTACACGTGCCAAGCGTGGCATGATGTATCAAGAGTTTTTCCAAAAAGCCAGTTTATTGTATCGTGATGTTGTGTATGTCATGGGTAATCACGAACATTATCATGGTGACTATAGTCGTAGTCATGAAATCATAGCAGACATGCTAGATCGATTAAATCTGCGCAACGTTCACTTTTTGAACCAAAGCCAGGTGCAACTCAACGGGTTTACTTTTCTTGGCGGTACTTTTTGGACTGACTTTAATCGTAGAGATCCTCTGACTCTGCAATCAGCTGAGCACATGATGCGTGACTTCCAAGCGGTAAAGCATGGTGTGAAAGGTCGACGCATAGGTAACTGGAGATTCTTGCCTATGGATGCTCTTGATGAGCATGACAGCACTGTACAATGGTTAAAGAACACACTAGATCAACGTCGTGCGCAGAACATCAATAATAATCACGTTGTTGTGGTTGGGCATCATGCACCTAGCATGCTCAGTATTCATGACAAGTACAAGCATGATTATCAGATGAATGGCTGTTACGCTAGCGATCTAAGCAACATAATGCTAGACTATCCAGAAATTCAGTTGTGGACACATGGTCATATGCACGACGACTTTGACTACACCATAGGATCAACTCGGGTGGTTTGTAACCCACGTGGTTATATTGGTCACGAAGCCAGAGCCACTAATCATCAACCCAAGATTATTGAACTAGAGGCATGAATGAACTTTGAACAAACAAGCATGTGGAACCGATTGCAAAACAAGCCCGGTAACTATTACACCGAAGCAGCAGAGCCGGAACGTGAAGAATTTCGTCGTTGGGTTAAGGAGTTGCTTTGGGATGGACCTGTGTTGATTGAGTTTATTAAGACTGATGGTTCTGTGCGGGTGATGAACTGCACATTAAATAACCAGCATGGTGCAGTTTACCCTGACAACGTAACTGAGACCACTGACTTCGCACAAACACCAGTGCCGCTAAAAAAGGTCAATACAGATGTGTGCCCTGTGTGGGACATTGATCAAAAGGGCTGGCGTAGTTTTAGATGGGACAGACTAAAGAAAATAGAGTTTAAGATTGGCTAAAGAAGAAACTTTTTTAATGGAAGGCGAGATAGTAGAAGTCTTGCCCAACGCTACATTTCGCGTAAAACTAGACAATGCACCAAATTTGGTTATGGGCGTTATATCAGGTAAGATGCGACAACACAATATCAAGGTGTTGCTAGGCGACAGAGTGGAAATAGAATTCAGTCCATATGATGTGAGTCGTGGACGCATAGTGCGTAGACGATGACAGGTATATTGCTAATTGACTGCTGGGAACCACCTGTGTGGAAACCCTGGATACATCAACTTTATAAAAATATTATTAAAGTGATTGAGCAGTATCAGCCCACTGTGGTTGTGGACGCAAGTTACGGCAACGCCACAAAGAGCACAACATTAGCGCCTTATATCACAACGTCAATTACAGAACTTGTACCATTATTAGCATTGAATATCACACAGTGGATCTGTATGGGTAGAGACTGGCAGGAATGCGTACACCACAGACCCGTGGGCTTGATAGCGTTATCTCGTACCAATCTAGAAGTTGTGTGTGTTCCAGATACCATTAGCAAAACCACAGGAGACTTTGTTAACCATTATGATTTTACACATGATCGATTGAAGTGGCTAGCAATAAATAACACATCATGGAAATTAGAAACACAATTGACCTAGTAGAAGCTAGCACCAAACCTGCTAAATTAGAAACCACGCCATTGCCCTATGGCGTTAAAGATCTTGAGCCTGTGATGAGTGCAGAAACTCTGGATTATCATTATGAAAACTTGGCAAAAGGCTATGCAAAACGATATAACGCCGGTGAAGGTAATGCTAATTTTAATCGTGCTGGTAGTTTTCTACATAATCGATTCTTCCCTCAGTTCAGAGAACCAAAAACAGCCAACCGTCCCCGAGGTGCGGTTGCATCACTCATAGAAGAAAAGTTTAAGACCTATGAAGATTTCAAAGATCAATTCACGGAAAAAGCAATGGCTATACAGGGCTCAGGTTGGTTGTATCTCTCCACTCAGGGCGAAATCAAAACTATTCCCAACCACCAAGTCCGCACAGACATTGCGCTGTTGGTAGACTGGTGGGAGCATGCCTGGGCCCTAGACTATCAAAGTGACAAGCAACGCTATCTAGATAACATTTGGCGTATTATTAACTGGGACGTAATTAACGACAGACTATGATAAATGTAACCGAAAACTGTGTGCGAAAAGTTCAAGAACTGATCACTGAAGAAGGAAATCCTGATTTAAAACTACGTGTGTTTGTACAAGGCGGTGGCTGCTCAGGATTTCAATATGGGTTCACCTTTGATGAACTCAAAAACGACGATGACTTTGATCTTGATATTCAAGGAATAAAATTTGTTGTTGATTCCATGAGCGCACAGTACCTACAAGGTGCTGATATTGACTACGTTGAAGATATTCACGGATCAAGTTTTACTATTAAAAATCCCAATGCCCAAACCACATGCGGCTGCGGATCAAGTTTTAGTGTTTGACACCATAACTTCGTTCTAGCTCTGTGACCACTTGCATGATTAGATCAAATGTTCCTTGTCGATCTCGTGATCTCAGGCGTGTTATAACTGACGTTAGGTACTGATTATAGATATGATTCCAAATATCCACGCTGTTGGGACGGCTGTTGATGTCTTGCGTGATCTGTTGACTACGCATGTAATAGTCTAACACCTGATTAGGGTCTATTACAGATCGTAATTCCTGTAATAGTGCTGTGTCGTTTAAAATTTGCTCGGTTTGATTTAATCCCATGGCATTGAAAAGTATGCAACTGTCTTGACGACTCAACAACTCTGTGATACAATGATGTTGATTGCCCGTAGAGTCGCACACTTCACAAGGTTCACGACCTGCCAAAAACTCCTGAATACTGATTCCCATTACTGTCCTTTTACTCCTGCCAACAACCAGAACACAGCAAACACTGTCCACATTGCATAACCAAGTGTTATAGACTTACTTGGCTCTTTGGTACCAGTTACTTTGCCAATTGCTCTGCTGATAGCCAAACCAGTGTTCATAATCCAGCGGCCGGCGCGACTATCTTGCTCTACTACGCCCATGCGATATGCCATGTGTTGTGCCCAAGGCGTAGCTATTCTATGTGCCCAGCGCAGAGCTAACTCACGTTGTTTACGATCTCGACGTTCTTGATCTCGTATCCAGAACATACACTGAGGTCCTGACCCTTCAATCCAGTCCACAACCACACTAGCCCATTTTACATAACCATAGTATGCGTGGGGATCATTGACTCGTAGCATTTCACCAAACTTTTCATCAGCAGCGTAGATGTTGTCAGGCAACAGTCCAAGATCATGCAACACAGTACATATAATCTTGCAACCACCACCACCACCGCCTCCGGTATCCGGTTCAGGTTCTGGAGGAGGAGGAGCAGTTGGTAAAGGTGGTACCGGTGGTCCACCAAAGTTGTTGGGATCTAATGACACAACAATTGGCGCAGCGCCGAACAGTGAGCGCCAAGTGCCGTTGACTTTGGTTGCTGATCCAAGGATTTTCTTCCAGGCACCGTCAATTTTTACCCACTGTCCTATGATTTGTTTCCAGGCATTGTTCTCTTTGATCTTAGCAGTACCTTCACCACCAACAAATTCTAGCACACACAAACCATCACCGCCTTGTGGGCTACCAGCAGGCACCGGGGGTCGACGTGAGTTAAACACAAAGTTCTGTGTGCCAGCCTCCACTATAGTCAAGCCAAATGCACCTTGAAGATTAAAATTAGTAGCTGAAAAGTTAAGCGTGTGCATACCAACGCTGAGTTTCTTTACATTGGTTGTTGTGTTTTTCTGCCAATGACTACCGTTGTCTCTGTCGGCCGGAGTCATGTCAATTACGATTCCGCCATCTATAAACACTTGCCCACCATTATCGGCTGCTGCTTGTATTTGATAGCTGGCTTCCTTGGCAATGTACACACTATATGTTCTGTCAAAGGTGCTAGATGTTGGATTTTCATTCCAAACACCATAGGTGTTCAAGAAATCATTATAGCTACTGGATCTCACAGGGAATACATCAGTATTATTGTTTCCAACACCACCGTAGGCTACTCCGGGTATATAAAATGGTTGATCAGTACCAGCAGGTGTGACACCTGACCCTCTATTAAAAGAACCTTCGGTTGCGTCGGGCTCAAATACTAGTTCTCCGGATTGTCTAAACTCGTGAATAGTGTAACCATTTTGTTGTATGGGAGGCACAGGACGTCTATCAACTAAGTGTGTATACTGTGGAGCGCCTGCATAAGCGATGGCTACAAAGCCAGTTCCACCTGCACCATTACCACCAAAATCACCGCCGCCACCACTGCCAGTGTTAGGCTGTGCATCAATAGGAGCACTACCAGCCCACGACACTGAAACATAACCATCACCGCCACGGCCGCCTGGCACGCCATTTCGCCCACCGCCACCACCAGCTCCTCGACCACCTGCTCCAGGTTTTTCGGTTTTGTTAGTAACTGTAACAGCAGATCCACCTTCGCCATATGGCGATGATGCGCCTGAACCAGATTGAAAGTTTGGACTGTCACCTTGGCCACCGTTACCCCCGGTTTGACCATTTGGTGATCCACCATTGCCACCAAGCGGTGTTGTGCCTGTGTTTGCACCTGTGCTACCACCTTGCAACGTCACATTAGATTCGGGTACGCTACCTTTAGCATAAAACTTGATTCGTGTGTTGCCACCTGGAGTTCCACTGGCACCGCCTGGCCCTACTATGATGTCAATTTGTTGCCCAGGAGTCACAACGTAAGAA